GCAAGGCTCGATGTTTTTCTTGATGGGGATTTTAAATATTTGGATGAACATTTTCCTAAAGGCTTCGGAGAAAAAGTAGATACGGTGTTAGAAGACGAAGCCTATATTTTTTAGATTAATTTTATTATTTGCCTGGTTGGTCCGAACAAGTGTGAAGGCGTGGTAGTTTGCTCCCTGTAACTTGTGTGATAAGACGACCTCTAAACTGTAGGTAGACGTTGGTTTGAATCCAATGCTGGGCACCATTAACAATTTAACGAAGGAGAAATAAAATGAGTAGATTTGATTACACAAAGTACGACGAAACATCTATTGCTAACCAAGAATTATTTAAAACGCTGTGTGCTGGATTAGAAGATATCATGGAGTTAGCGTTAGTTTCATCAAGACCAAAAGCTTTAGCTATGACAGCATTAGAAGAGTGCTATATGTGGATTGGTAAAGCGATTCGTGATGACCAGATTGCAAGAAATAATATCTTTAAAGAAGAAAGAAAAAATGGAGAATAAAGTTAGTATTAAATCAGAGCTAGAATATTATAAACAGAAAATGGATGAAAGATTCAGTAGGACTGAATCTGTTCTACACGCAAACAAAGGTGAGGTTAACAAGGTGGAAAATAGAGAAGATATATTACTAGATGATACGGTGGAACAAGTCATAACAAAAATGGCTGAAGGAAACATAGGTGCTTTGTCTGTGTTAACTAGGATTCTTGATGTTTATGGTATGGATACTATCTTAAGATTAAATGAGATGAATATTAGAGGTGCTCAGGTATGGGTGGGTTTTAAAGATCACTGTAATCAAGACTTAGATTTGTTTGCGGAAGAGTTAAGAAAAAGGTCTGCGTTTCTAGTAAAAGTAATAAACGAAGAAAGTGGCAGTGCTCATTTAGCCTCTCAATACCGCAAATCTTTAAGCGGTATTTTAATGGATAGATAATGCTAAGACTTAAATCTACTATATATACTAAGACGAACATAAAGAAAGAACACATGAAAGAGCTTCGCTTACTGTCAGCGTTAGGTATTGTCCTTGTATTTAATCGTGGCGTTAATTACGAAAAAAAGCGTGGCTGGCAAGTAAGCTTCGGTCCAGATGAAACAGGTGAAAGAATAATTACAGACCTTGCAAATATGCCCGAAGCGTTGTGGGCATATGTTGGAGACACATATCATACGTTTATAAATGTGAACCGCATAAAGCCTTTGGTTATTAAAAGTGAAGATGGATATAAACTCCGAGCAGATAGTTTGAAAGAGTTTATGGGTTCGTCGCAAGTTAGGATTGACCACAGTATAATACATTTTAAGTATGTAGATTGTTTATCAAATTGTTGTACTGAAGACTTACAATATAGATTAGATGAAGGCTGGTCAATTTTGGCGATTATTCCGCAAGTTGGTCAGCGACGACCTGATTATATTATTGGTAAAGAGAAGGAAAAATAACTACTAATGTAAGTAACGAATTAGAAGATTTTCGTTACTTAAATATTTCTTAGTAACGATAGAGATGAAAAATGAATAGCGATGAAAGATTTGTAATTAATTTTTTAAATAAATTTAAGCAACCCAAAGAGAATAAAATGACTAGAGAACAAGAAATCGAATTGCGTTTACTTGCGACTACGCATGGTAAGTGGAAGATTGTAAGTGATTTACCGTTCTATGCCATAGCTTGTGACGGCGTGGACATTACACCCAGCACTAATCGGTTATATAGAAATAGGATAGGGGGTACTAATTGTTTTGGAGTGGAAAAAAATAATGCAGAATTTATTGCGAATTCAAAAGATGACATTGGGTACTTACTAGAAAAGGTAGCGATATTAGAAATGCGTTTGGAGGGTAAGATATGACTAGAGAACAAGAAATTAATGAACGACTTAATAAAACGACAAGAGGTGACTGGGGTTTCGCTCATTACAGCCCGACTGATATAATTACAAAGGACGGTGAGGACGTTTGTGAGTCCGTTAATAAAGAAGAAGATGCCGCTTTCATTGTTCACGCTCGTGGCGACATAAGATATTTATTAACAAAAAACGAAAAACTAGAAAAGAAGCTTAAAGAAATAAAAAGGACGTTAGGTCTGTACGTAAGTACTGACTATGTAGTTCAAAAGCTGGAACATGACTTAGAGGAGTTTTTAAATGAATCAAGAAAAAAAAATGCCAGAGTGGTTACAAGCAAAATGTGAAAAACTTTTTCTAGATAGTAATGATGTACAAATAAATCTTGTAAACGACAGCATTTCATTTGGGTTTGATCAATGCTTTGAAATCCTTGCGCCGCAAATTAAAGTCATGAAAGAAACTTTAGAATATATCGCTAAAAAGAAAGGTTGGGAATATGATGAAGAAGAAGATAATTTCGAACTAAACTTAAGCAATATTCAACTTGCAATCTTTGTTGCCAACAAAGCTTTAAAAGAAGTGGAGACAATGGAATGAACGAAGGAAAAAAGTACGAACCAATACCTTTGTGGTTAGATAGAAAATTACTAAAAAGAATGGGAGTTATGGGAGCGGAAAATAAAGACCTGTTGAGGGGTTATCGTTATGGCTCTCACGAGTGCTTTGAAATTCTTTGGCCACTGATTGAGTTGATGCATGCTGCGCTTGTTTGGAACGCTCACACGATAGTTTTAGATAATATTTATGACAATGAGTCGAACAACGCTAACTTCTTTAATCTTTTAAGATGCGTTAAAGAAGCCAAAGAAGCTTTAAAAAAAGTAGAGGAAATGAAATGAGCGTTGATGTTGATAGACTTCATAAAAATTTGACTTCGCTCCCTGCACAAGAAATTGCCGTACTAATTCATACTTTTATCCAAAGATCCGATAAATCTCTTTTAGATAAAAATAAATTAAAATTGATTTTAGACTATTTAAACCTTGCTATTGAAAGGGAATTTGAAGCTTATGACTAACTGTGTAAGGTGCGGTGAATACAACTTTAGTCGTACAGGCGCACCTTGTAGATGCGAAATGTTTGAGCTTCGAATCGAAGATTATCATGATGAAGAGTTTAAAGAAGTCTGGGCATTGACTGAAGAAAAAGCTGCTGAAAAACTTTGTGAAAAAAAATATGATAGCGACAATGGTGACCCGAACGATATTTGCGATGTTGTAATTACTAAAGATGGAAAGCAATATTTGGTTACAGCTCGTATAGACGTAACTTTTGATTGTATGGAATTGCTAAAGATTAAAAACTAATTACCTTGTAGATTCATCCGTAGGCCCTAAACCTGAACAGTTATTGTCTTTCAAAACCTTGCCAGGCTTTGCTTCTTCTTTCGGCCAGCCCACATAACATATCGTTAAAACCTTATATATAGAGACCTTAGCTTTGTTAGCCTGGTTACCACCGTACCCTGCGTAAGTAGCCCCAGGCTTAGCTAAAGTTTTTGCAGTACAACTTCCGTTCGCAACATTGATATGGTTGTTACTCGCTGAATTGCAATCACCTTTACTATTTGATCTTACAAAAGCTGCCATTGGAATACCATCTTGCTTCCATAATATAGCATGACCAAAATTATCCCAGCTCTTTGCTCTAAATGAATTTACTGGAAACACATAGCCTGCATAAACTAAACCTGATACTACAAAGATGCCGCACCATGCACGAGGCGAACCCACTAGACCTTTGAAATTAGGTAGGCCAGTAAGCACCCAGTATTTGTTCATGTAACTTTGAAACTGTTCATCAGTCTCTTTCTTACCTTCGTGCTTTTTTAGATATGCAAACCAAGGAGCTTTCGCCTTTGAAGGCTTTGGCTTCGGCTTTGGAGTTTCACTTAAAGTTAAACCTAAGTAAGTTATAGTTTTAACGCCTAAAACCCCACTTCCATTTAAGCCTTTATATCGCTGAAAAGCCTTAACTACTCTTAGAGTTGAAGGCCCAAAGCTGCCGTCTACCTTTAGCATACCGAAGTTATGTCCGTTTAATGCCATCTGTAACACTTTCGTGTTATCCGATTTATCCCCAAGTTGTGGGATATAAGTTATATTCCACCGACCTTGTATCGTCGCTGAATTAGGAGTTGAAAATAACTTTTCTATAAACAAAATTATTTTTTCTAGTAAATCCATTTAGAACCCCAACATTATTTTGTCTAAAATTTTGTTTGTTTTATCTATCTTATCTAAACTATTTGAGCACCTTGGCCCTGCGGCTTTACACATCTTAATTTGGCTTGCCTTAAGCTTTGCGTACTCTTCTGGACTAATACATAAGTAACGCCATGAAATGTCATCCCATTCTGTCTGTGAATATGTTCTCTTGTGCTCTGATAAAGTAGAGGTCTCATACGCACCTCTGTCCCAAGGCAAAGGCTTAACAAATTTAATGTCTGGAATAGATGCGCACCCGAAAATGGCAAGGAGTACAAAAAAAGCTATCATTACTTTTAGTGAGAATATCTGATATTCACTCATGAGACATATTCCTTCATTGAAACTAACCTGTCTGTGGCATCTTTAATTTGTTTGATGACTTCGTCTTTCTTTTTGTCTGTAATATCATCTTTAGAAAATACGACTTCATACGCTTCATTTATTGAGTAGCTATAGAAGTGTAAATCTTTTTTAACTAATTCATCGACTTGATTAAAAAATATCTGATTCATTGTTAGCTGCACACCTATCGTGGCAAGCCCTTCTAAAGCTTTTATCGCAATGGCCATTATAATTATTGAAGGGACGCCAGTAAGTAAAAACCCAAGAACTTTCGAACTTGAGTTTTTTAATGCCACTTCGAAAATGCTAGAGACAATCTTTTTTAAGATGGCTCTAGCAGCTTTTTTTTCTTTCAAGTTACCCGACTTCGCCGTCAATTTTATCAATCTGTTTGTCGATAATTGATTTTAAGTACGGAAGAAAAGCTGGCACCGCCATATCATCAATTTTTGTATCAGAAAGCAAAGCACCTTTCTCAATAGCTTTTGCTAGAGCATCGGCTAAATCTGACACTGAATCTTCCAATGAATTAAGTAAAGTAATTTTACCTGCATCCACTAATGATTGAACTTCTTCTTTAAATGCTTGCTTGTATGCGTCTTTAAATTCCATGCTATTCCCCTTTTGGTTTTGTATAGTTTCTTTTCTCTATGCTCTCAATTCTAAATTTAGTTATTCCCAATTCAATCATGATAAGATTTAGTTTGGTATCAATTATTTCTAGTCTATTAAATCTTTTTTCATGTGCTTCAACTTGATGAATTAACTGTAAATAATTATTGTAGCTTGGCGTTAGAACAACTAAAGCACCAACAACTAAACCTAGACTTACTTTGTGTGAACCTACCCATTCTGAAAAATACTTTGCGAATAAAGCTTTCATAGTTTACAGGTCCTCTATTAAAGATATAGTTAACGTACAAAAATCCAAAGATTGTCCATCCGCTACAAAAATATTTCCGTAAGCTACGTTACCTGTTTTCGTAACTAAAAAGCTCCGCACACGAACCTTATCTCCTGCGTTTAGTTGAGCTACACCTGCACAACTTATTGACGTTTCAGAGGCGATAGCCCCACCCGTTGTTGAAAGGATAGTTTTAGAATGTGCTACTCTAAGATCAGCTACAGCCGTTCTTTCTCTTATTACCTCTTTAGTAACAAGCCCTGTTCGAGATACACTACCAACATATTCCAGTCTATAGTTACCTGTTTTATTTATTACAATTCCTGCGGTTTCTGTATTTGAATCAACAAAACTAAAATAGTCAGACGAATCTTTTGATACCCAAAAATTGTTTAGTCTTCTATAACGAGAAGCGCCTCCAACAACAAACTGACCGTCATCCGCAGGGATATCTTGACTAGAGCCAGTGCCGTTTGTAGTTCTTTGACTTGCAACACAAAAGATAGGACCACGCAGTTGAATACCTTCCCTGGTAGATGTCCCTAATTCTTTTACAACAGTAGGAACTAACCTTGCACTGTACTCTGTGGCTGCACCAGTGTTCGGTAAACTTACAAACACACCTTCACCAAAAGCGATTGTCTTCCAAGTCGTCGCTGCTATAGATAGTGAGGTCCAGGTTATGCCGTCCCTACTTACTACGCATCTTACTGCATCCTCATCACGCATCATTACAAAAAGACCATTACCGTAAACGCCCTGATCAAAACCAGTAAGTGTAAAGAAAGCTCTAAATGTCCAGTTAATCCCATCAGGTGATGTGGAAATACTGCCGAAGTTATTTGCTACAAAAATCCCATTCCCATAAAAACAATTACTAAGGGTTCCCGATGTTACGACAGAAAAGCTTGGTGTACCATTTACTAAATCAAAAACTTCTACGTTATTAGCCCTAAAGCATAGAAGTAAACCCTTCCCTGTAGTAATGCTCGTCGCTGAGAATGTAGTAGTGAAAGCCGACCATGTGAGACCTAAGTCATCACTAACTCTTACTACCCCTGCATGTCTTGTATAAAAATTGTTTACTTCCTTGTTAAACACAATTTGTGCAAAGGCCAAGTTAGTCGTCACAACTGTAGACCATGTTAAACCTAAGTCTGTAGATCTTGTAATCTGTGTAGTCCCACTATTTGCTACGGCTATGAAAACACCACTACCAAAAGTAAGAGTAAGATAATCCTGAACAGGAATAACTACAGCGGCCCAGGTAAGACCAAGATCTGTAGAGCGCATACATCTATTCGTGCCGCCATTAGAAACTGCAACAAACACACCGTCACCGAAAGCTATACTCCAGTTATTCTTTTCAACAACAGTCTGATAAGCCCATGCCCCTGTAGTTACAATTCTCTTTAAAGTTACAACATCCCCGAAGCCGTCACCCTCTGTAGGTAAATCAAATCTTACTTCTGTAGGTGTAGCTATGACATCTAAAAGTTCTGTCTGTGAGGCTATAGATTTAAAAGGTAAGTCCACACCTACTTTTGGTAAGGCTAATCCCTGACCTGCGCCTGAGTTAGATGACGTCTCAACTTTGCTAAGTAGTGTTAGCTCGTTCGCTTCAACTTTAACGTCTAATTCATCAATAGCTGATTGCACGTTTGCAGACGCTAAAGTTGAAGTTGTATTATCAAATGTCATGTCAACTGAAGTCAGTAACAATGGATCTATTGTTGTGTTGGCATTTTTTATGTTACCACCGATTCCGTCCCATGCTAGATATTGACCATTCACTGGAGTCGGTAAATTCACTCTTAAGTTCGGGTCCTCAAACTTACCTACAAAAGCAGCTCTAGTTAGTACAGACCTAAGTTCACATAGAAGAAAGTAAATACGGTCAGAGCTATCCTCTGTAACTTCAGCAGGAAATGGTCGTGATGTCTCATAATCTAAAACCTGAAGACCTCTTGTTCTTCTCTCGATAAGTAGGTTAGTGCCTGTAGGTAAAGGTACACTTAAAATAATTGAGCTACCTGAGATAATGTAATTAGTGTTTAAAACTAAAACTGTCTCAATTAAAGTTGTGGTATCTTTCTTGGTAACTACTATCTCTACGTTCGGGTCACCTTGTAGGTAATTAAACTGAAAAGCGATAGTAGTGACGATACCATTACCAACAACTATTACGTTTCTTGCAATTTCATTTGTTGTAGCCATAATTTAATTTCCTTTAAAACCTAATCCAGTAATGAACACCAAAAGCGTTGATACGAGTTTCACCATCTGTCGTTCCTGATACTCTCGCGTTAGGGGAGTCAGAGGAGTTAAAAGATATCGCTAGCGGTGTCCCATTATTGATGGTGCCAGCAACTCGACCCGCATTAGCAGAACTAGTAAGAGTCATCACACCTGCCGCAGAGCCACTATTGCTACTAAAAGAACGTGCGGCATCAATATCAGCACGCCCAGTAATTCTCTGCATTTGATCTTCTTGTACAGAAGCCAGTGAAGGTCCAAACTTTGTGTTGCCTAAGACAACACTACTTCCAGTCCCTCTTGGTGATAAAGCGGCAAAATCTGCGATAGTAAAATCTGCGCCTGACTCTGTAAATATATCATGAGATGCAGGTGCAAAAAATCCTAGGCCATTCAAGTGATTAAATAAATTTGCGTACGCCCCTGTTTTTGAAAAAGTCTGAGCACCGCCACCACTAAGTCTCAACCAGTTCAAAGGGTTTGGCGCTACCAAAGATATAGTCATATCTATTTTCCCGATAGGGAATAATGAATTAACTATCGCTGTTAAAGCCGTAATGTCTGTTACGTTTGTTGCAATGTTCGTTACGTTTGTTGCGATGTTCGTTACGTTCGTAGCGATATTTGTTACGTTCGTAGCAATGTTTGTTCTGTTAGTTTCAATTTTAACATCCGCTTCATCAATCGCAGCTTGCACGTTCGTTGATGTTAAAGTTGATGTCGCTGTACTAAAGGTCATACCCGTAGCAGTTAAGAAAATTGCGTCTATAGTAGTCCCAGTATTCTTTAGTTTACCTGTAAGGCCATCCCAAGCTAAATACATACCGTCTGCTGGTGCTGGCAATGCAGCGTGAGTTATACCTGCTGCGAAAGTATCAAACTGTGGAACCCTTGCTAACTTATTTTTTAGCTCTGACAAACTCATATAAATTCTGTCAACTAAACGCTCATGAGTAGTAGCAGGAAAGGGTCTACTCGTATTGTAATCTAAACTCTGTAAGTTCAAAATACGTCTTTCAATAAGTAAGTTTGTACCTGTAGGTAAAGGAACTACTAGTACAATGCTTGGTGAAGTTATACTTAAAAATGGGTCCTCAACTACAATACTGTAATCGGTAATTACCGCTAATACTGTCTGCACCAAAGTAGCAGTGTTAATAGTAGTTACTACTATTTCAATATTACTATCAAAATGATTCCAATTAAATTGAAAAGGTATAATGGTGAGAACACCATTACCTACAACTATATCATTTTTTGAAATCTCATTTGTTGTAGACACAAAAATCCCCTTTCCTTACGTATTATTATACGCAAGATTGTGCGCATTACATAAGTCTAGGCCCTCTGCGTCCAGCCTGTTTATCTTTCAACATCATACTTCTGTTTTTGAATTTCTCGTCCATACCTTTGTATGTACCTTCCATCACGTTCTGTTCACTCTTAATAAGAGAACCAGCTAAATCCTTGTATGTCTTATGCACGAATCTAACATACGCAACAACAGCCTCGTCTGAATTAGAACCGAACATCATTTTAGCTTCAGGATAACCAGCATCTTTCTCTGATCTCCACTTCTCTTTAAATGACATTCCAAAAGGAGGTGTGACATCCTTGTCTTCATATACCCCAGCAGCATATTTCTGATATCTATAAAATTCGTCGTTAGTCATTTTATACACTCGCATATCTTCACCTAAAATATCTTTATTAATAGATCTCCTAGGTGGAGCAAGTAGTATAGACTTCCTCTCGCCATCTATATCAGTATCAGTAAAACCACTTTCAGCTAAACGCTCGTACTCTTCGAGAAGGTCAGCATCTTTAACGCCTCCAAAAATATTTTTATCCCTGTCGTTACCAAACACATCTACTTGCGGCTTTAGGTCTGTATCAGCAAAAGGAAACGCTCTCTTCCACTCAGACAAAAACGCACTCTCGTCGTAAGATATCTCCATAACATTGCTCGAACCTTTCGACATCTGGTCTATTAAACGTGAGTTACGAGTGTATATACCGACATAAGGAACTAAGTTTACAGAAAGCTTACCAAAATACTTCTGCATATTCTTACTCGTTTTTGCTGCATCAGCACCACCCTCAAAGATACCTAAAAACTCAGGTAAGCCTTGACTGATAAATTCAGGCGTAAACAAATCTGTCATCATGGCTATACCGCCAACTAAAGCCTCCGTAGCAGCATCACCAGGACCGTAATCGTCGTCATTGACATTCTCCATCAGCTCAACAATCTGACCACCCATCTGAAAAAACGCACCTACAGGACCTAGCTTCTTAAGCTCTATATAACCTAAGCCAGGTATCTTCATAGAGTACGGTCTCCAACCACCTGCAATCAACTGTGATCTTTCGGTAGGGTCACTTGGCCCCTTCCCTGTAAGGACACCCTCACCTAACATCATACCACCAGTAAGCATCATAGAGCTTGTAGCTAGCAGCTCACCCATTTTACGTTCTTGCGCCTCTTGAGTACCTTCCTCGAATATCTTAGATACAGTAGGCGATAGCCTGTTTAACCCTGGTGTGTTTTGAATGTGGTATCTGACTAAGTTAGAACCGATTCTATGAAATGGCATAACAAACTTTAAAGGTTTAAAACCACCTACATCAATCTTATCTATGAATCTCTCTACTGCTTTCATTGTGTCGTTAGAGTCCATAGTAAACGTAACTTCTTTAGTCTCTTTAAGTACGTTATCAAACATCTCTTCAAAGTTAATAGGTAGGTCGTCTGGAAATTCTTTATTACCTACACCCTTTAAAACTTTTTGAATATCAACTTCAGAAATACCCTCTCTAGTCATCTTCGCAGTTATAGTGTCAGCAACAGCAGCGTTATATGTCATGTTTCTAAAAAATATATCGGCAGAGTTAAGGACTCTGCCAGGTACACTTGTTATTTTGTCAGCTAAACCAAGATGCTTTACCATCCAGCTATCTTGATTAGTCATGTCGTTAGCCATCTGTCTGAAAATTCTAAAATCAGTAGCCTTCTGTAAATCACCAGGAGTCATCAAGTGAGCTGGTGGACCTTGTCTGAAGGTATGCCCTGCTTGTTTAACTGAATCATAAAAGTTACCAAGCGAAACCATTTTCTTAAGATACTGTTGAGCACCTCGTCTACTGGCCAGATCTTTTGAAAAGCCAGATACGGCACCTCGCCCCATGATTTTATGGAAACTTGAAAATGTAGTAGATACAGCGTTTATAACATGAGTCGTCGTACCTACAAGTAAGTTAGATACATAAACACTATATAACATCTCATTTAGTTTACTGCCTCCAGACAACTGAATAAATCTTTTTTGACCTTCGGTGAGTCCATTATAAGCATTAGCTCTTACTAATATTCCTGTAAGATCAACGCCCTTAAGTCTTGCCATTTGAAAAGCTTGATACTGCTCAGAATAAAGCTGTCTTTGAAATGCACCATAAAAGTTTAAGCCCTGACCTTGCTTTCTACCAGCATTTGTAAAATCAGCTAACATCTCACCCATGATGTCACCAGTGTCTTTAGCTAAATTTAAAAGAAGTGGGTTCTCTGGGTCTGAGACTATTTCTTTTAATACTTCTGCGTGAGCTTTAAAAGCTTCTTGCGCTCTAAAAAATCTAAACGCAATTTGTTGAGGCGATACACCAGGAAATAGTTTCTCTACATCTCCTGCATCCTTCATGCCTAGCTTCTTACCTATTTTACTTAACTCTTCCATGGTTAAGTCTTCTTTTAAATATTCTTTGTAATTAACAAAATCAGCCGTATCCGCATAATTGTCTTTAATGACTTTTCTAATCTCAGCATCATTCATGCTCATAAGATTCTTAAGTCTTGCTACGGCTCGAAGACCTACAGAAGACATAACCTCTACGCCGTTTTCACCGAGCTGAGCTGCTTGTTTCTGCATAGTCTTAACACTGCCATCAATTTTTCTTTCTATATTCTTTCTGAAATTTAATTGATCTTGAATTTCGTCAATTCTAAATTGCTCGTCTTCTGGAAATAACTTTTTAAGTTCTTTAAGGTCGATACCCTCAACATCAGAATCTACTTTACCACCTGTAGCTACCTGGCTTTCTTTGACATATATCTCAGTACCGTCAGGCTTCTTAACCTTAACTACAACCTCACCCTCAAATAATTTACCTACGATAGGGTCTTTACCTTTGGCTGTTTCTTTAGCTAGTTTAATCGCTGCTTGCTCTTCAGGAGTCTTAACAGCGTAACCTAAAAGACCTTTGGTTTTGATACCTCTCGCTAAAGGTATTAAGAGCTGGTCTAGAGCTACGTTAAACACTGCACCTAATACAATACCTTCACCAGCAGCTTGAAGCTTACGGCGTAGTAGTGAGAACTCTTCGTCATCCTCGTCAACTTCACCACTAGCAAAATATTCTAGTGTAGTATCACGAGTAGCAGGACCAGTATTTAAAAACATATCTGTAAGAAGTTCGTCTTCTTCATTGGTAAGCATGAAATCAGCAACAGCGCCCTTAGCTGCACCTTCAGCCGCTACACCCAGCAGCTTACCTGCCGTACCATTAGCAAACGCAGTAGCTCGTGCAGCAAGAACTTGCGGTGTACGCAAAGTAGATTTAAACAAAAAATTAGGCGCATACCTCACTAAACCAACACCCTTTAAGACTGTAGCCCCTCCGCCTGTCGCTACGAATCCTGCACCGAATCTAGCTGCTTCCTCAACAAACTTACCTGTACCTGTCTGAGAAGTTCCAACAAAATCAGATATAGCAGAGGAAGGCTCTGTGTTGGTCTCTAGTTCTATCCCTGTAACTTCCTTAAGAAGCGGCCAGAATACTTTATTAGCTAATGATCCTCCAACCCAACCAAGAGTGTTCTTGATATCTTCAACAGCTCTCGCACCACCCCTGAACAAAGCTTTACCTACATCTACTGTAAAACCATCTCTATCTTCAGGCGCTATCTTATCAGCTTTGTCCGAAGGTAGTTTAGGTAAACCTGTATTTAAAGGTGAATCTAACGTAGCTACCGCAGTGACATTGGTCTTTATCTTTTCGTCTTCGGGTAAGCCTGGCTGTTCGGGTAAACCTGGTTGCTCAGGCATACCTGGTGCTTCCTGTGTCTTGGGTATTTCAACTTGCGCTTTTTCGTCTGCTGTCGAAAAATCATTCGGGTCTTGCATATTAGTTACCTGTTCTGTTTAAAGTTGGGTTAGCCATTTTGTCTACCCCTTGGTTACGTTCTTCATTCTGCATCTTCACTCGAGCTTCTTCATTAACCTTGCTTTCAAAATCAGCTAGAAATTGCTCGATTCGTCTTACCCTATCAAATGCGGTAGCTGGTTCTAAACCTTTAGCAGATAAATACTGCCCATAAGCACCTGCAAAATCGGTATAGAATCTACTCGGATTTGAATTACGTAAATATTTAAACGCCATGATTGCCGATAAATCTTCTTTACCTAAATTCAAAGATGCGTACCTAGGGTCTTGAGCCATTAAACCAAATGACTTAGACTTAGATGCGTAATCTATTATGATAGCGGCTTCATTCTTTTTATCGTAACCAGCTATAATTTTTAATTCATCAGCTTCGATACCTGAGTTAGAAGTCAATGTACTATAGCGACGAGCTTTAGATCTTAAGTTATCATCTATAATTTTAGAAGTGTATTTTTCAGGTTCATTAGACGTCAAAGATAAACTAAAATTAGTTCTATCATTTGTCGCTGCACGTTTAGACGAGTAGTTTACAATATTGTGATATCCTCTTTCCGAGATATTACCTGAGTCTCTATCCTCACCTGCTTTTAATATGAGATCATTAAAAGCTACTGGGTCAATACTCCCCCCTGAAGCTTGTGCTTTAGCGTATAAGCCACGAAGACTAACCTCGTAATCACTCTCAGTTCTTTTTTGCATTTTGCTCTCTAAACTATTAGCACGAGTCTCAGCTTGTATCTCTTTTCTTGTAATACCATCAACAGCATCTAATCTCTTAGAGGCAAGATAATTAAGTGTACCTTCTTTTAACGCAGAATCTTTTGCATAAACACCATAAGGGTCAGCCGCAACAAAAGTTAACATATTCTCAAACTCTAAGTTAACAGAACCTAAATCCCCATTAGCTTTAACACCTTGAATTTTCGTATCTAAATAACTTTTAGATACTGTTTTAAATAAAGTGTTCTCAACCTTAATGGCATCAGAAAGCTCAATAACTCTTGATTCAATAGCCTGATCTAAATTCTTTTTAATTAAAATAACAGAATCCTGCATGTCATCAAAAGTACCTGTAATAGAATTATTAGCCATAAGCTCCATAGACTCTAACGTATTAGTACGGTTAGCCTCTCTGGTTCTCTTCATGTTCTCGGACATAAATGAACTAAGACGTCTAGCATCTAATACTGTTTGTGTAGATCTCCAATTATCGAAAGCTTCACCTGACATTTCATTTTTAATAGTGTCGTAAAATTTATCGTTACGTTTCTTGTAAAGAGCTATATCAAGATTGCCCTTCTCGTCATAAAGATCTGGTTGACCGTCTAACTCTGCGTTATACATTATCTTTGCTGCATCAGCTTGAGCTATAGAAGCAGTATCGTTTTGCTTCTTCTGCATGGTCGCATAATTCTGCGCTTCTTTGTTGATGTTACCTGCAAATCTCTGTATTGCAGACTCTTCCTGACCTATAAACTGTGGTCTCGGTATATCACCTGCAAATGGCACATTGGGGTTTGGACCACTTCCTTGGAATGTTTTAATACGTGCCATTTTTCTATCCTTACGCTTGACCTATTGAAGCATTGGGGTCGATATCCATAGAGTTTCTAAAAGTATCTCCAGTCTCAAGAACACCTAGAGAAGGAGTCTTCGACATAAACCCACCACCTAACTTAGCTGCTCCACCTATTAAAGCTGAGAACCCATCAATAAGGGAAGCGTTTTTAAATGCGTTACCTTGTTTAATCTCCCATCTTTCCTCAACTGATAATTGCGCTATTCTAAATTTAGACTCAAACTCTTTGTTTAAGATCACACGACCAAGATTCTCGTAGCTCTGCATACGTGCTTGACCACTAGCTCCGCTACCGATGTCTATACCACTGCCAGCATATGTAACCATCGCATCAGATATAACTCCCGAAGCTTGCTCTCGTATGAGCATCATCTCGCTTTCGTTTCTGCGCTGTATTTCTAATTGCTGAAGCCTCTTCTGTTGTGCTCTCTCTTGTGCGAGTTTTTGTTGAGCACGACCTTTTCTAAATGAAGATACAGCACTCGTTATTGCTGAACCTACCGCTATCGCTGTTGTTACTGCTGGCATAGTTTACCTCTCATTAACTTCACCTTTAATGCTTATGGATAATAGCTCAAAAGGATATGGCGCACTGCTTTCTATGTACACGAAGTTCTCAGGACTAGAGTCTTGAGATAAATGTATATCTATATTACCTGTAAACAACTTTAATGTATCGTCAACTATCATGTTGTCTTCATCATAAGGGATTTTTTCTAGTAAACTTAAATCGTGCGAACATATCTCGCCGCCGTAAGACTTGTTTAATCTTAAATGAATGTAATTTATGGATTTAGTATGGTGCAGTGTGCTACCTGGCTCGTTACCTAAAGCAGGTTCTACATCAAGGCTTCTAAACCTAAGCTTGTATGGAAACCCTACTACTAAAGTCCTAACAGCCCTATCAATTTGAAGTACGCCACTACCATTAACGGCAACGCCACTAATCCAATACCCATCAGCAAGCACATCAACTGTCTTGTTAGCATAATCATCTCCTACGGCCCAAGTATCACTCGTTGGACCTACAAATCCTTTACTAAAATCTAAGTAATAAGGCAAGTCATCGACTTGCACCCCACTCCCAAAAACTGCAAATGCGTTCATCTCTATTTTGTTGTATCTCTTTGCGAATTTCTCTAAATGAAATGCGCCTTCTCGAAGAGTAGTCAAATACACATAGCTATCAGACTTATCGTTTCTTAAGAATGATGTGCTATGCACAGTTACATTAGTGCTCACCTGACTACCTAAAGAAACCCTATGCCACGCAGACCTGTTAGCAAGTCTGTCGTAAGTAATCCCTATCAAAGCATTGGTAGGTTTTAGAATGGCGTATATAATCGTATTGTCTTGGTCGTAAGATAACTCAACCACTTCTAAATCATCAGTGTTTGTTGTCGCTGCTATCTGGTGAGAGATAATAGAAGGGTTTAAATCGTTTAAATCGTTCGATACAAAAGTTCTTACCTGACCATTGTAATGGTAATTACGTACAGTCTTGTTTGAACCACCAATAAATATAGTGTCGTTACCTGCTTTTATAGCTATAGACTTTTTACTACCGTATTTAGCCCCTTGAATAGACTTAATAGATGTAAATGAATATGAGCTATCCTCTAAACCAGATATGTTGTTAATCTCTGAGTAATTACCGTACTCAATTTTGTCTGACTTGCTTAACCAAGAGATATCTACAAGCGCATCTGATAAAGGTACGAAGTCAAACGGATCTGAAGTGACCTTGGTACCTGAGTAACTAATAAGTAAAGGTAAGGTCCTCAACGCTGGTGGCCCAGGAGTAGCTGGTGGAGCTATCGTGTAAATAGATGACTCTGCTATAGTGGTCTGTGGGAATCTGTACTGATTAAACAAAAATGCGTTACCTGTAGCAGAATTAAAGAGACGACCATTTCTAGACAAGATAAGACGTTGATCGTAAAAAATACTATTGTCTGGGAAACCGTCTACGACATTAAACGCCTCGAGGTTAAAATCAGATGTAACTTTAAAGGTACTTAAGACAGTCCATAGGTCATTAGTAGAAGGTGCTTCTATCACGATAGAAAACATATGCGCATCTCGTGTATCTAAAACAGTATTCCTGACATATACACCTGAAGCATTAGCCGTCTCACTGCCTACGTACTTTAATATGTAAGTATTGTTTAAGATAGTTACTCTTAAGTAATCAATGCGCCTCGATAACGGATGGGGTTTCGGGGACTGGTCCCCTATGTTAGATGTAGTTCGCCATGTCCCATACGCAGACGTTGCTTTGTTATACCACTGAGGCATTACCTTAACAAAAACATCATTAAGCCTCTCTAACCTTAATGCCATGTTAGGATTACGGTTAGCTTCCTCAAAAGGAACAGCAAACGCACCACTCGTAGTTATCGAAGGCCAGTAAGTAGTGTCAGATACAGTTAAACCGAATTTGTGTAGAAACCAAAACATCTCGTTAGATGCTGAAAGGTAAGTAAACACAAATGGCTCAAAAGCACCTGTGTTATGAGTAACAACTACAAAGGATTGAAATGAACTAAAGTTAAAACCGTATAAATCAAGCCAACCATTACTGTTTACCCTGGGTACAAGGTCAATCCAAGTATCTGGAATTGGATTATCTGCGTCCATGTATATCGCACTGCTATTTAAGTATGTATCTGTAAACCCAACTGACCTATACCAATCTACAACTAAACACTTAGCCGCAGGAGGTGTGTAACCAAAGCCTGAATCATCAGCCATAGTAAGAATTTGAGCAGCAGAAAGATCCGCAGTGTCTACAACGTACATCATGCCTACAAATGATAAACCTTTACCTATAAACAAAGACTTAGTAACGACATTAAAGTTATCTGCATCTACAGGATACTTAGGTTTACCTACTTTTAAAGTTCCAGTACGTCTCTCAAGTCCTCTAGTAGAAGTAAGACTCATGTTATCAAGCAGTGAACACGCTTTTGCGTTCTGAGAGTTAATAGCTATGTTAATATTTCTATTATCTATCTCTCCTAATGAAAAATCTGTAAATGACTTCGTGAATTTAGACATTAGTAACTACTCATTCGTCCAGACAAAGCAGAGGCAGCAACAATTCCGTCACCCTCAAACTCCATAGAGCTTAAAGGTGTACCTTCGTTAGCAGAATAACCTCGTGCTAAAGCTAAATCTTTGTTAAACTCGTTCATTAAATCAAATCGAAGTGTTCGAGAGCCTTTAATAGCTTGTGCTAAGTCAGCCGCTAGTTATTTTGATAGTAAGGATACAAAACTAGCATCATAAATGCTCGTATCAGTCTCACGCCTGATATATAACATACCTACATCCGAGGCATCTGTAGCAATATAACGTCCTTCTTTATTAAATCTTAACTGGCCAGTATCTAGCTCTAAGATTCTTAAGTTATCGTGAGGTATTAAAAAGTATTTAGTATAGCCCCATGAAGGAACTACCGCAGCTAATGCAAGCTTTACTCTGCTCTTTGCGAATCCCCAAGGGTGCATACGGAGAAGTTCATCTCTTTTAATATCGTACATAGAACTTACTTTTTTAGCTGTACTTGAATTTTGATCTAACGCAGAAATAGGAGATTCTCCTATATCCGCTAAAGCCATGTTTACAATAGCAACATCAGTATAGATAGACATAGGTGAACCCCAATCTTAAAATCCCAATGGCAAAAGGAGACACCTAAGTACCAAAGGGATAACTAAATTTTACTTATTTACGTACTCTATCAGTAACTCAACAACTGTTCCTGCAAAACCATTAGGTAAAGTCATTACAGTAACAGTAGCGAAAACAGGTTTGCTGAATTCTATTAAGTATCCTGGAAGTGTAACAGGCATGTTTAGCTCAAAAATAGCCGCACCTGTAACACCACCATCAATAAATGCATCAGGGTCACCAACAACAAGGTTGTCTTTATCCCCAAGCAAAGAAGAGTTAGAGTATCCAACGTCTAATACTCCAGCAGCAGCACCTTTAGTCAAAATCTTTACTCTTAAAATCTTCGCTTGAGCTGGAAGCTCCTGCAATAAGAATACGTCATTCACTAAAATACCAACAGGAACTGTGATTTTATCATACGCAAAACACACTTCGCCAGATTTTTCGTTCTTTTTAATCAACTCAGAAGGCTTATTAACATATGCCTTTGAATGATTTACACCTTTAAAAATAGCCATTTTGAAATTCTCCTATAATTTTGGTTTAGATAAATTAAGTCCCAAAATTTAATTTGGGACAGAACATTTATTAAGCTTTAACAATTAGCTCAATTACTTTCTCTTCTTCCATTCGAGTAGCACCTAAATGCATGTCAGCGTAAATCTGTTTTACGTATGACAAATCGCTACGCTCAGAAATTTTAACTCTCATCTCTTGCCCAGCAGAAAGAACAATACCATCTGTAAACCAAACTAGAGATCTATCATAAACAGTAGTTCCAGTGTTAGTTCCTGAACCGATAGCACCAGTAAGGTTACTATAAGTAATCTGAGTATCGTCCTGCGCTAAACCGTTATAGATATGGAATTTAAAACCCATAAATGTATCAATATCACCACGAACTAAAGCTCTTAGAGAGTTATAGTCAGCACTAGTGATAGTTGGGTCAACCAACATCTGCTCAATTTGAGCGCCTCTAACAGCGATATGAAACATTGCATTGGGGTAAAGATCTGCACCTGTACCGATGTTTTTGTCCCAGAACATTCTTTTAATTCTAGCCAAAGTTCTGATGTTTAGGTTAGAAATAGCCGCTGTAATAGCACCATCATGAGCTACTATTTTTTGAGTAACAGGAAGAGCGATTACAGTAGTACCCTTCTGTCCTGCGTAAGCAGCACCAAGACCAGCTTCATAAATAACTTCGTCTTTAGTTCTGTTAAATGCATACGTTGCCGCTTGAACAAGTGGAGATTCAGGCAAGTGAACAGTTTTAGCTGTATCCATCTTGTCTATAACAGTAGCCCAATCCCACCAGTCAGCTCTAACAGCTCTTCTGTCACGACCAACTTCAACTAGTTTTGTTTTCTGCGCTCTCTCTGTTCTGCGGTTTGCTTGAGTTTTGTCGAAGCAATCATAAAAAACAGTCTCAGCAACAGTGGAATGACTTTCTTTACGAACGCCAGAACCTAATACGCTTTGTGTTTGCTGTACTTTATGATAGACATTCGCCATGAACATATCGGCATAATGTTTCGGTATATTTAATAAATCAGACATCATAGTCTCCTAATGAAAAGTTTAAGTTAAGTTTTTTCTTTTGTGTCTTAACTTAGATTATCCAACTTCTGGTCGGGTCTAAATAGACTCTAAACGCTAAGTCGGATTATCCACTAGGGGTCCCTATGTGACCTTGGTATAGGTTACCCGAAATCGGACCTATATTAAGAAAGGTGAAGTTCGGTCTTGTAACAAGATTATCTCTCTTCACCTTTAAGTAAAATATAGTTCTAAATATAAATCAAGAACTTTTTGACTTCGCTAAAAATAATTTTTCCATTTCTCTTGTCAACGAACCATGTCGTGCGGCTGTCGGGTCTGAGTAATCTTTGTCATTCATGATCTCGTCAATACGATTTTTAAGCGCATCAGGAGTAGCAATAATATTTTTACCTGTAGTATTCTCGTCATCTACAAGCTCTTCACCAAACATACCCTTAGCTCTATCCATTAGTAACTTAACAAATATAGGGTCGTCATTGTAACCTCTTTGCTTAATGTAACTAAGCTCGTCGCTACTAAACACTTTCTTTGCTACTTCAACACCTAGACCAAGGTACTTCTCAAAAGCACTACCATATTCTTTTTGTAGACTATCAATCTGCTCACCTACAATAGCTTTCTGCTTCTCAGACATATTCATCTGACTCTCAACAGACTTCTCTTGCACAAAGCCTAAGATCTTCTCTAAGCTCGAAGGATGAATACCATTGTTACTCGCTAACTCTGACATACTCTTAACTAGGTCATCTGATAAACCCAATTTCTTACCATCAAAAGCATACTTGTCTGGAGCTGGAATTCCTGACTTTCTATAGAAGGCTGTTCGCTCTTCTTCAGTAGACTTCGGTGACGGAAATGGACTCTTACCTTGGCTTTTCTCTAGCTCTATATAAGCTTTTGCTAAACCACCAACGTCTTTAAATTTATGTAATGAAGTCGATGACTTTAGACCGTCATCTAAAGTGCTTGCCCACTCGTGAGGGTTAGTTGTTGCGGCGCTCTCAATCTGGTCAACTGGTGCAGGAGTTTGACTTCCCTCCATACCATCTAAAGGAACCTCTTCGTTATCGGTTACGTCACCAGATCCCTGGTTATTCATTAATGTAAAATCTTCTACTCCCATAATTACTCCCTAAATGTTGCTTTTTCATAATCACTTGACTGAGGACTGTTATCGCCATTTACCATGTCAAATTCTTTAGAAGTTTTAAATGCTTCGTTCAACGCAGACGTTATTTTAGACATAGAAAGAACATGCAGTTCATTCATCTGCATCTTCTCTAGTATAAACAACATCACTGACCTTCGTCCTGCCATGTACTCAGAAAATCCTGGTCTGTCAGGGTCGTAACCGTCTTGCAGGAATCCGCAAGCCTTCATAATATCTTGCATTACAAACTCACCACTACTACCTGAAAACGTAGCGGCGTAATGCCTTGCCGAGATTATCTCGAAAGGCTCCTTCTCTGTACTCATTTTTGTGTCTCCTTGTTATTGGTTTTTGTTTACATTCCTTCTTCTGGGATAGCTTGAGAGGCATCTAAAGCTGCACCACTGGCATCTTTAGCGACCTGGGCATCAGACTGAGATTGCTGCATCTCCATCATCTCTTGCTGCTGCTGCGCTCTCCCCTCTTGCATTTCTGCTATAGCCTCTTCGCTGTTAACTAGCGATGCAGGTACGCTTCTCGTAAAAGCTGTGTAACGACTGTAATTAGCAAAATTAACAGTGTCTAAAATCTCAGGCTTCTGCGCCATATTAGATAAAGTAACCTGACTATTTACCCATGTGTCCGCATTATCTGCGAGAGTGGCTTTCTGTACTCGTGCTACTTGAGACGAATATTTAATTTCTAAATTCTTACCTACAAGTTCTTCTGGAAACTCTGGAAACAGCTTGGCTCTTTCAATAATAGCATCAACACGTTTAATTGTTGGCATTAAATCTTCACGCTCTTGGCGTCCCAAAATAGGTGCCCATGCTCTTAAGTTTTCATCACGCCTAACTACAGTTTCTTCTCTGGTCATTCTGTTGATGTCAGGTAAACGAATTTTATCTATAAAGAAAGCTCGTCTAACATCTTCAACTAAGCTGTTATATAACCACTCACTTACATCTACTCTTGCTCCTGATATAAATGGTTTAATTTCATCTCTGGTTCCGCTTCTGTAATAGTTTACGGCTCCAGGATATATTTTAAACCCTGGGTATGTACCGTCGTCTGGAACCATGACTGGTGGCTTAATCGAGAGCTGGTTGCCTTGAAGTATTAGTTTTCTAAGTTCATTTAACATTAACAAAACAGGTAAGGATTTACTCCCAGGTCCACGACCATATACTTCACCGCTGGCTTTACTCCATCTCGATACTGCATAAATAGATTCATTGTAAAAGTCTTTCTTTAGTAATACGCACCCATTCTCTAGTACGCTTAACATCACAAAAGGTCGTGCAGCTCTACCAAAACCTTTTCTCTTTAATATAGTTGTGGGTATAAACATCTCAAAGACTTTGCATTTCTCTAATGGATTGTTTGCGAAAGAACGCATCTTCTGCTCTTTTTCTTCGTCTGTATAATGACTGTTCTTAAAAACATCTTCACCATACTTCTCAAGGAACTGCCTGACTGTGTATTCTTTCTTTCTACTGACTACGTCAATAATTCCGTACTGATTTTCGCTACACGCAAATTCATGCACTGGTCGACATGAAAATCTTACGACTTCCTCTGTATCTTCCTCAATACGCATTACTCGTGTACCCATAGCACCTAAGTCTAGATAGCTCTCATGTATTTCAGTCTGATAGTTAGAACCGTTAAGTACGCTATGTAATACTTCTGTTCTCTTCTGAAGGTAAGCAGCGACGTTAGGCTTAGTGTCAATGTCACTCTCTCCTGTGGAATACTCACAGAACTGCACTGTAGGGTTCGTGAGGTTCGTGTGTAAGGCTGACGCAAGCTCTTCGTTAGCTAGGAGACCTGTGATGTCGTACAAGCGCACACGCTTCTCACCACGCATGGTGGAGTCATAGACGTTACCCTTACGAGGCAAAATTAAACTAAGAAGCTCTTCCCATTTAGGACGCCACTCATCGCTCTCAGTCTCAAGCTCTTGATGAAAGTCACGAACAAACATGGCCATCTTCTTGGACTTCTCTTTCTTAATCTCATCTGATGATTTACCCTCTGGCATATCCCCATAATCCATACTTATCTCCCGAAATTTCCACCTAATAAACTAAAACTCTGTGCTTGTAAACCTGGACTAAGCGCCCGACTTGTAATGTCACCTTGACGAGCTGAAACTACTTTAGCTAATCCTTCCAAGTCGGATTGCGAAAGTAAAGATAATTCTTTTCCTTTAGTCCTTGCGACATTTCCGCTTTGGTTTTGCTGGAACTGAGAAGTCGTAACCTTCGTATCTAATACGTCCTTTAAACTTCCACCCCTAAACAAATCCATGTTAGCTAAACTCGTGTAATCGTCTTGCGATACAGCCGTTAAACTCAGTGCTCTACTTACATCTTTTTTCCCACGATTTTTATTTGATAACGCATCCGCAGCTAATAAAATTGGACTAATACGTCTAAGAACACTACGTCTTCTATTGTCGAACTTGAAATCTTGGTTAGCAATCAATGCTGTTTCTTGCTCGCTTACTCTTTGACCTGAGACAGGTCGCATACTACTAGGCAGTGAATTCAAAAAGCTGTTTTGCATCTGACTACCAAAGCCAGTGCTATTTGACCTCGGTCTTTGACTTAAAAATACTATATCATCTTCCATTACCAACCCCCATATACATCATATTCATCTTGCGCTTTATCTGGGAAAGATTCAATCTTGCGTTTGATGTCATCAATACTAGGACGTTCATCTAGCGCCGAGTATCCGAACGCATCAGCACCATGCGAGAACTTGTCATGCACTGGAGTGTTTGAATATATATCGTTCTTGTCGTCTTTCTTCTTTCTGTAGTTCTGCAAACACTCAATACCTTCGGCACAGTTATCCGCATCTATCACACACTTAGGTAAGTGAGTCCTTACAGCATTAACCCTCTCGGATCTGGCTTGCCTCGGCTGTATCTCAGTCCTAACACCCATCGCTGTAAATGTTTCTTGTCTAGTGTTACCCGATGATAGCTCTCTGACAGAAGCGTCATGCGGCAATACCACCCTGCCCCACCTAGCTTTAGGGTACTTGTCTCTCATTAGATTTACATAAAACGGTATAGCCTCGCCATTGTTTTGATAATAGTCCACATACCTAAACTCACGCCCTACCGTCTGTCTAAACCACATGCTAGTCATGTCATTCATACCTAAATCAAAGTACACATCCAAAGGATACATAGGGTCATACGGCACTGATGTGATACGACCGTCGTCGTACATCTTCTCAACTTGCGCCCCATAATACGTAGCACTGTCACCAGCACTAAAATCGTTTAAATACTCCTGCCTGTACTCTTCGTCTGTTAACATCTTCTTGATTAACTCTAACTCTTCAGGAGGCAACACCCCTGTGTCCTCTGCTGTCAAAGACAATGCAAAGAAATCAGTGTCGCCATCTTCCATGTACTTTCTGTACTTTAAATATTGTTTATAGAAACTATTCCTTCCGTTGACCGAAGAGATCTGTACGACCTTACCCTTCCTGTCTGTCACAGTCGGCATGATAACCTTGTCTATGCTCGCTCGCATAAACGCTCTTTCATCTAAACCAACTATATCGAGGTACATACCCCTGATAGTATCAGGGTCTTCGCTACCTAGTAAATAAAAAGTACATACATCATTCTGCCGAGGAAACACTGCCTTTAATTCATTCTCGTAAAACTGAACCCCAGGGTAATCTTTTAAGAATTCCTTCACGTACTGCCATGCTACCCTCTTCGCCGCTGAGTAGGTTATACCTATATATGCACCTTGCGGATTCTTGTGAGGACAGTTAAGGAGCGTATCTATACTCGCACCTATCAACACAAAGGTTTTACCACCTCGGCGATGTATTACCCACAGATTAAAACGTGTAAGTTTGTTGATGACGTACTGCTGCCATACACGAGGAGCAAATGGTATCCGTATCTCTTTTATGTGTCCTGTCATCTCGAAAACCCATCTATGTTTGTCTTCATGTCAAGTATTAAGTCTTCAACTGTGCGTTTGTCGTCGTGGTTCTTGACGATTCCTGTGTTTATTATTATAGTAGTTCCGCTGTCAGCGTTCTCTTTCGGTGGACTGAGCGCATACCTGGCTTTGTCGTTTCTTTCTGCAATGAATTTAAGGACGTCAAACTTAAACTTATGCGCTTGTACCTGGTCTTTATCTAAACCACTGGCTTTGCGAGACAATTCTAAGATGTCCTCCGCCGCTAACATCGCTTGCGCCTTTAAGGCTACGTCATATGCCTCTCTGAAATCAGGGTACTTTCGCATCCAACCAAATATTGTTGATAGGTTCGGCATGCCTGACCTTGCTGATATGACTGATAACTTCTGCTGCTCGAAGATTTGACCTATAATGTAGCTCGCTATATCATAGCTATACGGTATATCTATAGGTATGGGGACCATATCCTCAGCTTCATCAATGTCTGGAAGCACCAAACTCTTTGCAAGCAAATTCGAATCGTCAGGCATCAAAGAAATCCTCTACAAAATACTGATGCACCCTTATAAGTGGCGTAAGCCCTCCTTCTGGATACTTCAAATTGTGCTCTTCTATAAAGTCAACCGAAGGGTCTAGTAATCTCAACTTAGACATCTTACCCCTTACAAAACTAGGCGCTAAATTACACGCCTCACAACCTAACTCAAACACATGAGAAGTTGTTAACCTATCGAACTCTTGGGCACCCATCCTTGATATAGAATAAGTGCGCACCGAAGAGTCTAAAGGGTCCTTCCTGGTCACGTACCGAGGAACCATGTCTCTAAGTATAGACAACAAATATGCAGCCCATAATCTGGACTCTGGACTCGTTTCATATTCCTGCGGCAATTCTATATTCATACTCAAATTGTAATATCAACCTAGAATATAATGCTTCTTGAGCTGCGTCAATTCTTGATTTATTTTGTGGCGTTCGTGTGTGGGCGGGGAATGAAAATTTTGGTGCAGAGGAAAAACGAGCTCGTGCAATGCGAAGCGTTAAATCATTGGTTTGTTTTGGTCCTCGGTTCGGGGGAGCCTTTACGCAGTGGACGAGAAATAAAAATGGGGGTCCCCCTCCACCTTGATCAATAAAAATCAAGGCTCTTTAAAATCTTTTTGTTTTAATAATGTTATGTTTCTTTGACCTCCTTGGTTTTAATTCAATGTTTATTTAAATACTATGAACTAAACTAATTGATAAGTCAACTAATATTATTATATCTATTTAAATGATAACAGTTATCCTTTGGCCCATTGAAGTATATATATCTATTTAATAGTTAACCTTTGGCTCCATGGTCCTTTGAATTGTATATATCTATTAGTGGGCTTGCCACGAAACCATGGCTCCATGAAGTGTGGTCTTATATATACTGCTAATTAAATCAGCAGTGGATCTCTTAATTAAGCTTAATTAAGCAGCAGTGGTCCTTTGGATTGTGGTGTGCTCGTGTGACAGTGGCGTCGGATGAAAAAAGGCATCTGTCGCTGATATAACTCAATTAAATCAAGGGCTTAAGAGTATAATGTCAGATGACGACAGATAAAATGTCCGCCAAGAATAATCGGTGAGAGAGATATAAGATATATCCCTATTCTGGGCATTATTCACTCATGTCTATTGTATTGCATCTGGGTTTTTTTCTACTACTGTTTTTCGAAACCAAATATTATCTGTCTTATACTGTCTTAAAATCTCTAAATCCCTAGAAACATTGAATTAATTAAGGCGACAGATACAATTTTAAAGTCTCTCATCTGTCTCTCATCTGTCATCAACACACTGTCCCATGGCGACAGATAACCATAACCATGGCGACAGATAACCATGGACCACCATGCCCCTACAATTCTTAAATTACCTTAAATTCAATTAGCTTTTTTGGCCTTAAGTTCAATAATATTGAATTGTGTTTTTGTATCATCTAATAGGTATTGAATTAGATTCCAGTGGTCCTTGATTAGGCTATACCTAGACTTAAGTTCATGGATGAGGTTATCCACGACATCACTTGCGACACTGTCCATAACATGAAGTCGTTTTAGTTCGTTTATATCATTAGTCAAAAAATCAAGGTCTCTTGACACAATATTGAATTGATCTACTAGATTAGAGTAGTCCTGTCTTGTTTTCGGTCTTAGTGGTCTCTTCATCTTAATTAGCCCTTGCGTATAAGATATAAAGTATATTTTTGTCTTGATCACAAAAATGAGAGACACCATTTAAAACATTATCAAAAACACTGATATATATTTTTGTATCAAGTTCAGTATATCCCATTGACAGGGACTCATTTATATCTACTTCAATGGCTTGAGTTGCTTGATCGAAATTAAGATTAGTTTTCAGTGTGTCTCTGTAAATGCGATTAGGTCTAATCGAGCATGAGTCGTACGCTACACTTATTAGACTATAAGTCTGGATGCCCCTGATTTTATTTATTGTGCTACACGCACCCATAATAAGTATTATTGTCAGTATATATATAAGTCTAATCATCACGACCGCCATTATCCTCAACACACACCATTCCTTCAGGTTTTAAAGATATAATTATATTGTGTGTCGCTGCACCTTCGCATAACAGATCACCACCACCAGCTTGCTGGATGCCCCACAATTTGCCGTCTTCAATGGTGCCGTATGTCCCTATAAGTAGACTAGTTAGTCCAGCCAAATGTATTTCGCTGACGTCAGCATTTCGCACCCATGGTCCGACTAAATTTTGTATAGTCTCGTAACTTAAGTTCTTATAAGTTGAGAGCCACATGGTATAGTTCGCTCGATCTACTATAGTTATGCAAGTACCATTACCAACCATTTCGGCTTCGACTTGGTCTTCCCGATCAATTTCGCTTGCTGTTGCCATGTCAGTTTCAATTTTTAAAACAGTCGTGCAAGCAGTAGTGCAAAAACTAATAATAATTAAAAAAATTAAGTGTCTCATGTTATGTCCTTTTTTAATTGTTTTTTTGTTTTTAAAAATTGTGACGGTCACTTAAGACCGCCACATAACAGTTCCCCTAAAAACCATGAGACTAATTTTTAACAGGTCTGTTGGTCATCTCTTCAAGACATGGTTGAGTAAATTTACACTTGCGAAGAGCTTTTAAATCAGCTCTTAGTTGATCTTTTTGCGCCTTAGACATTGATTTATTGTATATACTTATAGTGTCTTGTATTTTTTGTTTAGCAGCCTCTAATTCAATTAGCTTAGAGCGATGGTTACCACTAAAGTCTAGTGTCTCAACAGAAACGGCCGAAACTGATATACTTATAAGTAAACCTACTACTACTACTACTATTTTTGATAATGCTCTCATGTTATGCCTCTCATGTTTTCAATAAAACTTAATTGTCTTATTGTCTAATACCTTATTCAATACTTGTGCCAACAACTAAACTAGTTCAGAACTAAACTAAAGGCGTTTAGAAACTAATAGTAGTGACACTATAAGTTATATTTACAATATACGTGCAAATATATCTATTCAACCAGACAATAAAGCTGTGAAAACTTTGATCTTTTTTAAAATCGTAGAACTAATAGTCAGTAGGCCCAAAATGGTCACTATTATTATGTTTCATTTTAAAATCGGAAATATTATGTTACACAAAAATTTTGAAAATATTATGTTTCATTCCAAAAATATTATGTTACACAGACAGACAGACATACAGACTTCGTGGGCGGCGAATCTAAAAAATCCAAAAATTTTCAAAATTTTCAAATTTTCCCTCAAATTTTCATAATTTAAAACCCAGCGATTGTAAGGCTTCAAAATATTTCTTCAATTTTAATTGAATTTAGTTGACGGCCATCAACTAATATAGTTTAAATACTATTTTAACCATCAAACCAAGGACAATTAAATGTACAGAACAATAGATAGATTTGAGTTCAGAGATGCTTTTAGACAGGCGGACACAAAAGAGCGTTTCACTCTTGAAGGATTAAACGCACTATATACTTACTTTACAGATTTAGAAGCCGAGACAGAGCTAGAAATAGAATTCGATATAATCGCATTCTGCTGCGATTACTCGGAGTACCTAGATATAGAAGAGGTTAAGAAAGACTACGCTTACATAGATTCGATTAACGACTTACAAGATGCAACAAAGGTCATTGAATTTGACGGCGGCATAATAATTAACACTAACTTTTAAAAGGATTAAACGACTATGAAACATTCAAGAAGTATATTTTTAAAATTACAAGAGTTAGAACATTTAAAAGCTTTTGCTTATGTCACCATTGAATTTAAAGATAAAGAGCAGATGTCTTTATATATGACTTCACTAGACTTCTTGATTGCGTTTATGCAGAAAGAACTTAAAGCTGCTGAACTTATAGAAGCAAAAAAGGACTAAAAACGACTATGAAAAAACTAATAGGTTCTGCGAAGGGGCTAGATCAACTTGAGATTTTAATTCAGAAGTATTTTTACAGTGATTACACGATAGACAGAAATACAAGTTTGATTTTAAAAAATGGTGAGCCTTCACTAATTATGAACAGTACATATAAAATTGTTTATAAGAGCGGTAGACATAGATTCGAGCGATTAAAAGCTATTTAAAAAAGGAAGGCATATGAGTTTACAGATTGAGATGACAGACACTTTTGGCGGCGAGACGAATTACTCTTGGGTAACTAGGAAAGAAATTGAAAACGACGAATTACCCGACAATTATACTCGCAGGCAATTACTTAAATTAGTCAGGGAAAAGCTTGAGTTAGGAAGTGTTAAGTTACGACTTACTGCCGATTGTGGTGATTTTTTAAGGTATGACCTTAATCGCTGTGCAATCTGCGTGATGATAACAGAGGTATATTAAAATGAATGAAGCTTACAAGGTGCTTATCGAGCTTAGAACTGAAATTCTTAATTACGGTTTGTACGGCGATCAATACAATTTACATATTATAAACAGGGCTATTAAAGCCATTGAAACTGAAAAGAAAAACTTAATAGAGGAAGTACAGAGTAATGAAAAGGTTGAAACATCTATTACGATTGACGGCATTAGATTTGCTGTAAGATTTAGAGGTAACAAGCTTTATATGGAAGAAATTCGTTTGAGCGCCGACAATGCGCTTAAACTAGCTTTATTTATATTAGATAACATAACAAAAAAGGAAAAGCAAAGTGAAAAATCAAATTGAGATAATTGACTGGGCAGGAAACGAGCTATTTAAAGGTCACTATAAGTCATCAAAAGTTGATGCAGTATTAAAAGCCAACAAGTGTCCTTTTTGCAGGGATTTTAAGCCTTTTTTCGGCGCAGTAGATAACCCAGCAGAGTGTAACGCTTGCGACAACACAGGTTATGAAGGTGATTTTGACGTCTACTGGTTAGATAAAGATGAAACAAGAAATGTTTACGAGCATATTAACTACTAAAAAAGGAAAGCATACAATGGTAGATTTAGACAAAGATACAAAAGAACAGTTAAAAGCACTGATTAAATGCGCTTCAAAAGATCATACAAGACCTTATCTAAACAATATTTACGTTGATTTTGAAGAAAAATGCTTGGTAGCTACTGATGGGCATATATGCGCATATAGTTACGAGCTATTTTCTAGACTTTTAAGTCGTGTACAGAACAGTAACCTTACTAAAAGTGGAATGGTTGACGTTAAATTTGTAGGCATGGGTCTTTTAGTGTCGGTCGATGCTAAAAGCGAATACCCAAAATGGACGGCATTTAGACTCTTTAGTTCAGGGGATTACGTTACGAGCGTTTATACACCGTCATGGTTAAAAGGCGTAAAGGGAAAACAGAGATTCGCTTCACCTCAAAATTATCAGATAGGCATATGTAAAGATGGGTTTACGTTGAAAGAAGAACCAGAAGGCTTATATCTTAATCCGACTTTGCTTGAACCGCTTCACGTTGAGCAAACATTAGATGTCTATTACAAGCATGGCGCTAATTTTTCACCTACTAATGCGGTTTTATTTAAAGGCAAAGTTATGAATTTTATAATTATGCCCATGCGTTTTTCGCATGAAAAGCCTGAGAAACTAAGCCACGAACGTATATAAATTTAAACCAAATTAACTAATTGAGGGACATATGAACACTATAACTAAATATGATTTAACTGGCGACATGGACACTGACATCGAGTTAACTTCTAAAAACATGAGTGAGATCCATTGGGATATGCTTGAATCATGTTACCACCAAGGTCGATGTGATGAAGACACAGAAGCTGCGGTTAAATACTTTGAGATCAAAGAAATAGACAAGGTCATAAATTACTTAGATGAAATAGGTATAGATGACGTACAAGCTAAAGATGACCAAGAACTTACTGCTTATTACTTATGGCTTTTAGCAGCGAACATTAAGGAAAAGAATAACATTCAGGGTAATGATTTGTTTAATTAGCATGGAAGTCATGTTTGAAAACCTCAAAAGTTGACGGCTTAACATTAAAAGCCTGACCACCTGCGAGTCTTACTTCAATAGCGTGAAGCTTTTGTAAGTCTGACATACGACCAGTGTCTGACTTTACTTCGATGCTTTTAAACAATCCTTTATGGCACACTATTATATCGTGAACGCCAGACCTGTTGGCTCTGATTACTTTAAAGACGTAAGTTTGTGGTTGGGATTTGAGCCAGTCGAGGATCTTTTTTTGAAACGAGGATTCTGACAGTGTACTTCTTTTGTGGGTGGGGTTTAATTTACTACTGAACATCTTCGCACTTTTCGATAAGGTAAGGCGTGTAAAACACTGTGTAATCTGTGTAAATCAAGAGTGTTATCATTTCCATGATAAGGTCTTTTTGTTTTTTGTTTAGTTTAAGTTCTTTGACATCTATAAGTTCATCTATGTCTTTAAAAAGGGTGGTCATACCCTCTGCTAAATCTTTATAGTCGTGATGTACGAAGTCAGCTTCCATATGCTTATAGCGTAGCTTTAAAACCAGTTATGGGCAAATGGCTGAGACAGAGTCATATGAAAACGGCTGCCAAGGTAAAATCCAGCCTCTTGCTTCAGTGCCAGTGCGTTTATTTCTTGTATATAGTTTGTCGGCTTTGAACGTGCCATAATGTCTTTTAAGAATACGACTAAACTCTCGACCAAAAGCTACCTTGCTATATTTTGTTTTAAAGCCGCTATCTTCACAGTAAAGATCAAAGTCTTTTCTTATGTTAGAGCCAGGGACAAAACAGAACACATCAAAGGATTTAGGGACCTGATTAAAGACAGGCAGCCCCATTTTCATATCTTCTATCATCACATCAGAGTCAAATGTACTGGCTGCTTGCAAAGGCTTTAAAAGTTCTAAGTTTATATGGTCATTGAAGTATGTCAGAAGTGGGTTCGAGCCTTCTGTCGCTTCTTGTAGTGTTTCTTTGGTGGCGACGGAATCCGTAAAACAGCCTACGGCTTTTGCTTTGACGTAGGCGTTGAGGCATAGGTTAAATATTCCTGCACGTTCAGCTTTTAGTTTACCGATTATAAACGGATCTGGTGGTCGAGTAACAGGTCCTAAGTCGGGGTCGAAGTTAGCGTCCATTGGTGCTATTATAAGCCTTCGCAGGACTCCTGAAGATTTATCAGTAATATGTAAATCATTGTTACTGGAGAATAGAAACTTAGCTCTATTTCTTGCCATGCCTTTACCTTTGTACAGTATGCGGTATTCAAATTCACCACCAGATACGAGTTTTTTAAACTCTTCCGCTTCAAACAAGCTATCCTTTGGCGTTTCATCTGATATGTTAGCGATGCTACCTATGAGTTTAGCTCGACTTTCAACGTCTTGTAGTTGTTTTAGAGATAGAATTGAGTATGCACCTGTGCCGATCATAGATTTTATGACTTCTAAAAGCACTGATTTACCGTTGGCACCTTCGCCTTTTAAGATCATGGCTTTATGCGACCATATTTCGTCATTAGAAAGGCAGTAACCTAGAAACTCTAAGAGCAGAAGCTTTAAATCTTCACGCTCAAGACATATATCCGTTATAAATTGATCGAATAAAGGTGCGAGTGCATTAGCATCATATGAAAACGGCAAACAGTATAAAAAGCCTTCTTTGAAGCTCTCAGCAGTATGCGCTTTAAACTCAAAGCTATTTAGTGTACTACCTTCTGACTCAACAGAATTATTTATGTTTATAAACCCATTTTCGAAATTAACTTTACCTACTGACATATCCATGAAGTAATTATCAGGCAGAGGATTCCTGTCGAGGACCTGGTGCTCTAATTCGTTCTTAGTTGTGGTTTTTGCAAGGTCACCTGGCTTTAAGTCCATTATAGACGATACGTAAGACCTAAAATCGTTATACTCCCACATATTCCATTTATAAGCAGGTTCGTCATATATCCATAATTCTCGGTTATTGCCTTTCACTTTATAATTGTAATCTTGATTTACTTTGACAAGCATTTCCTTAAAGTACGGATTCCATATACCTGATTTAAACAAGTGGAATCCTTTTTCTTCATACTTTAAATGTTTCTTTGAGCGCAGTTGAAGAGGGGTTTTACATACAAGTGTGCAGGTTTTGCATGCGTCAAAGCTACGTTTAAACGTAGTACATAAGTGGGGTCCACCGTCATTAAGTGTGTTCTCGATTGCAGTCTGGGTTTCACTTCTAGAGTATCCTGGGTGACCTGATGAAATAGTGTGAGCAAGTTCAGTACCGTCAACGTCATTTAGTCGTGATACGATAGACAGACTACTAAACCATGCAGCGTAGCTTACCTTACCCTGCTTTTCTTTAAACTCTCGAAGAGCGCCGCATTTATCGAAGATATATTCAGAGTCTGTTTTTCCCCAATACTTATCAGCATCAAAAGGTTCTGTGACCATATTATTTTCAGCGACTAAACCTATTTGTGTTAGGGTTTTAGGGACCATAAATCTTGTGTAGAATTCACACTTCGATGACGATATATTCTGACCTGATATTTTGTCATACTTAATGTTTTGGGTGAGTGGAAGCCGTAGGGTTCCTAACCTAAGAATTTGTTCATCGAAGTTAGTGAACCTAGTTTCGCCTTGAAATGTTGATTTATAGATTAGGTTTTCGTCTTTAAGACGACTTTGCATGTACTCGCACTGACTTGAGTACGAAGCTTTAAGTGAGTTGACTTCATCTTCGCTTATCAAAGGGGTCGCAAGCTGTATTATAAAGTGAAGGCCATTGCCAGAAGATATAACCGCCATTTCGCTACGGTTGATCTTCAAACACTCTTCAACAATTTTTATGTATAGCTCGTGCTTCGTGGGGTCAACATTATCTAAGTCGAAAGGTATGACGTTATATGCGTAAAAGTCTTTCTTTGTTTTAGCTTCTTTGGGTAAGTGGTGCAAAGTGTAGTGAAGGTTGTATCTTTGGTTTGGGTCTAAGGTCGCAATGAACCCTTCTAAGCCGTTAAACAAATCTTGGTGAGTTTCAAAGTGATAAGGCTGGTCAAAAAAGACTTGCTTTGTTTTCCATTTCTTCTCGGCTTTATCTTCGAATATTCTATACCCGAGTATTTTAACGTAGCTATTCACTAATGTCCCCTGTGCGAACTAAAAAGCTTGGCAAACTATATTAACTATGTAAATAGTTATTGCGAGATATTATATATTATTTAAATGCTCGTTCTACGAGCTTCCCTACTTAATAGTGATGCGAAAGTCTCATAGCCCACGTAGTCATTGACTGCGTGGGTTTTTAATTTAAGGCTATCAATTCGCTTCATTTATTAGAAAGGGATTTTAATGTCAAATATTGAGTTATGGCCTGAGCAGGCCCTTATAGTAGATAGATTTAAGAATGAAACTGAGGGGGCGTTGCTGCTAGAAATGGGAGTGGGTAAAACCGCCATTGCTATCAACATATTAAAGCACCATATAAATAATTTAGACAACCCTTCTGAGAGAATCCTAGTCGTATGTCCATCTATAGTTATAAAAAACTGGGATAAAGAGATTAAACGATTTTTTATTGAGAATAAGTACCCTGTCTTAGCCTCGACCAAAGACGGTAAAAAAAGACTCGATGAGTTAGATGCCTTTTCAAAGGCCCATAAACAAAGCATAGTTATAGTAAATTATGAAGTAGCTACAAGCTCTATGGGTCCTCTTGTTGAAGCGTACCGACCTGATACGTTAATCATTGATGAATCGCATAAAGTAAAAAACCCTAAGAGTAAAATGTCTAAGTATTTCTTTAGGTTACGCAAACAAGCTAAGAAATGTTTTATATTGACAGGTACCGTCATCGCTAACTCTATCGAAGATGTCTTTCAGCAGTTTTTAATTATGGACTTAGGCGAAAGCTTTGGTACTAACTTCCATGTGTTCAGACGAATTTACATGATAGATTTAAACGCTGGTTTTGTAGGCTCACACAATTACTTTCCTAAATACGTACCTAACCCTAAGATGCTTCTTCAATTCAAAGAAATCATGTTGCAGAAAAGTGTTGTGATGAAAACCTCTGATATGGTTGATTTACCTGAGTTAGAAGTACAGACCTATTTTGTTAAGTTAAATAAAGAGCAAGCGTTTCATTATCGTAATTTAAAGAAGCTTATGGTCACTGAAATTAAGAGTGAGATGATGATTGTGGACCATGCCTTAACTAAGCTTTTAAGGTTAGTGCAGATCACAAGTGGGCATCTTCCAGATAGCGAAGGTAAACCTATCGTATTTAAAGATCTTGAGAAGGTAAAGCTGCTTCAGACTTTAGTTTCTGACATGATGTCACGTAGCGAAAAAGTCATTATCTGGACCTGCTTTAGAGCTGATGTAGATATAGTGACAAAGGCTATGAAAGAGATCGGTCAACATGATTTACTTTATATCACAGGGGCGCAAAGCACAGACCAAAAGGCAGAAAGTGAGTGGGAGTTTACTAACTCAGCTAGGTTTAAAATAATTATATGCAACCTTGCTTCTGCTAGTACAGGGGTCAACTTACAGAAAGCCAAACATGCTGTGTTTTACTCTCGTAACTTTTCGTTTATACACAATGTACAAGCTATGGCTCGTAATTACAGAGGTGGCAGCATAGATTTACATGACAAGGTTCTGATACATAATATTGTAACTCAAGATACTGTCGAAGAAGATGTCATTGACGCATTAGAAAAGAAGCGACAGCTTAGTGGATATATATTAGATAATTTAGAGTCACAAAATATGGAAGACAAAAGCTTTAAACGAGATGTGTTGGATAAATTCTTAGAAGGAGACGATTAAATGGATATGGATGATTTTATAGATAAAGTATATACAGTGCAGGAAGTAGACCAAATGTCTAAAGACTTCATTGAGCTTAAGTTAGCTAAAAAGAAGTTATTAGAAGGCATAGGCGAGATTGATGATGCTTTGGGTCCTATGGAAATGAAACTTATTGAGGCTATGAAAGAAAACCTTAAGACTAACTGGCAAGCGCATGGTCACCAGTTAATTCTTAAGAAAGAAAGGTACCCAAAACTCAGCAAAGATCCGCAAGAGGTTAAAGCTTTCGCCGACTACTTGCTGCTCGAAGGTGGCGAGGATGGTCTATGGTCGTACATGAGTGTAAACCATAATACTTTAAAGAGTTATGTTAAGCAGAAAATGGAAGGTTTTGAAGGCGACCTAGATACATTTAAGTTACCTGGAGTTGATCTTTCTTTTGAACGAGAATCTTTAAACATGAGGAAGAAGAAATGACTTTTTTAGAATACGTTATAGCTTATAAAAAACTAAATGGTGCTGAATGTAATACATGGGGTCTAGATACGACCATATGCGCAGGTATTCAGTACATCGCAAATAATATTTATTTCAAAGACGAAGAAAATAAACCACAGGAACCAGAGGAAAAACATGAAAAACAAGTCAGGAAAACAGTCAGTAAAACAGTCAGTAGAAACAGTGGAAGTAGTAGAAGATAAACAAGTAGCAGTTACCCAAAGTAATCCCTTAGCTAATTCTGATTTTAGCTATGACATGGGTGATTTTATGGATGACGGCTTAGAGATGACAGATGTTAAGCTTGAGAAGCTTGTCATCACGCAAAGCAATTCTAAGATTAGAGAAGAAAATGAAACTTTGATTGAAGGAGATTCTTATCTATCTGTAAGTAGAATCAAGGCTGTATCTAAAGGTAAGAGAATTTTGTTTATACCTTTATATATTAAAAAGCTTGTTGTTATTTATCAAAACGAAAGTAAGAACGCAGATCCCAAGTTAGCTAAGAAGGGACCTTGGATACAGACAGTAAATGCTAGAGAAGTACCAAAGGATTTAGCTTACATTGATGAGAATGAAATTAGACAGCAAACCAAGTCTGTTTTCGCATGTATTTTAGATGAAGGTTTTCAGCGTATCTTCCCGACTCGATGTGATTTTAAGTCATCTTCAATGAAGGCGATCAACCCACTTATCTTAAAAGTTACGGAGCACGTGAACAAAGAGCTAGGTAATTTACCTATTGATTTAGTCTTTAGTCTTGGTACCAAGAAAGTTACTAACGAGAAAAGCTCGTGGTTCATCTGGGACGTAGCCTTTGAAAGACTTGCATCTGAAAAAGAGAAGTTAGACTCAGCTAAATGTGTTGAGTTACTTAAGTCTTTGAAAGAAGAAGTTATTTACAATGAAGCCGATAGCGTTGACGAGTAACTCAATGGAAACAGGCCATATATTCATAAACCCTCTCTTGAGTGATATCCCACCAGACTTTGGCGAGTCCTCTAACTTCGGTTTTGATACTGAGACATACGGAGTTAGGTTTAAAGACAGAGCTTTCGCCTATCAGTTATCTGATGGTAAGTACACGCTCTACTTTAATATGAAGTCGTACAAAGATGCACCATGGGTGGGTGTAGCTAATGTGATTGATGTAGCAGAAGTGCTACGTCATTACTTAAAAGATGCCGAGCGTGTTTTTATAGCTAACGTTAAGTTCGATATGCTTAGACTCGACCAGATAGGCTTAGATCCTCTCGAATATAATGTATATTGTAACCATGCTCTGCACAGACTTATCGTGGGTCAAGCTGAAGACTGTAAACTCGAAAGCCAAGGCGTGTATTGGGGTTTCCCTAAAGATAAACGTGTTGAAGAGTATATAAAAAAGAACGGTCTATACACTAAACAATATGCATTTGGATTTGAGATGGGCAAGCTTGCACACTATGACCTAGTGCCGTTTAGTATTATCCAGCCTTACGGTTGTAGAGATGCATGGCTCTCACTGACCATAGGCTTAAAGCAAATCGACTTCCTTCAGAAGTCTAGAGTAGCCGCTGACCTAGTTAGAACCGAGGTAAAGCTTACCAAGGTGCTATATAAGATGGAAAAAAGGGGTATAAAGGTCGATTTAGCGCACGTAGAAGAGAGAATAAACCACCATATACAGGGTAGAACCGAGGCTATAAACAACTTAGGTGTAGGGTTTACGGACGGTAAAACCTACCTACTCCCAGTCTTTAAGAAGCATGGCTTGCCAGTGGAGTACAATCCTAAAACGCACGAGCCTTTATTTAAGTCTACAATCTTAGAGAAGTACCCTGAGATCGAGGAGATCAAGCAGGTCTTAGAGTACCGTCATCACCACAAACTACTTAAGTCTTTCTACTTGAAACTCTGGACTATGCACGAAGATGGGGTCATTCACACAGACTTTAACCAGTACGCTGCTAAAACAGGTCGTATCTCGTCTCGAAATCCCTCACTGTTAAACCTACCTTCCAGAGCTGGGAATGACGTAAAAAAATCGTTCATACCCTTTGAAGGTAAAGAGTTTTTAGTTATAGATCATAGTCAGGCTGAACTTAGGTTGACCTACGACATTTCAAAGCAAATGAATATGGTTGAGAGATTTAAAAGAGATGAAGACATGCATGAAACCTTAGCTAAGATGGTAAATGTAGATAGGTTTATAGCTAAGACAGCTATCTTCGCACTAATCTATGGGTCGGGTGTTCGTGGGATATCTAATTTAATTAAGATGCCGATAGAAAAAACTAGACAAGTTGTGTTAAAAATTAAACAAAGCTTACCTAAAGTATGGGCGCTAGAACAGCAGCTTAAAAGTGGCTTGGCTGTATGGGGTTCTGTTAGAAACATAAAGGGACGTATCATAGAGCTATCTAAAGCGGATAACTATAAGATATTAAACCACTATATCCAGGGAAGCTTGGCCGACATTGTTAAAGAGGAAATAGTATCCTGCGATATATTCTTAAGTAAAGACTCCGCAGAAAATGAGAGCTTCATTAGCCTTTCAGTACATGATTCTATTATTTTTCAAATAGATGCTGCCGATGCTTGTTTACAAACTAGATTGGTTGACATCATGGAGAATACCTATATATCTGAGTCAGGTTTAAAATTAAAAGTAGATGTTGAAAATGGTAAATATAACTATGGTGATACCCGAAAGGGGTATTGCTTTTAAAGGAGAGTACGCACATGAAAGAAGCTACGTTTAAAAAACAAGCATTGTTGCTTAAGAGACTAAGAAAGAAGAAGGGTTTGAGTCAGGGTATGTTTGCCTCGGCACTAGGTTTAAAGAACCAGTACATCAGTAACATAGAGCGAGAGATATGTGGTATTTCCCCTCGTGTAGCTAAGGCTTTGATTAAGCATGGTGTAGCTAAAGCTAAAATAGTAGCAACGTATAAAGCAGATGTAGGAGCGATGTATGCAAGTAAGTTCTAATAGAAAGTCTAGGAAAGAGATTCGTGATATTTTGTTTAAGGGTCTTGAAGGTACCTTGAGTAAATTAGGTGGTACTCTTGGTTTAGATTCCGATGAAATTGCACAAGCCTTAAAAGAGGCCAAAGAAGAAATAGAGTCAGAGCTTAAAGAAATAGAGTCAGAGCTTAAAGAAGGTCAGAAGAAGAGCGAATACAGAGATGATAAGGGGGATGAAAAGAAAGTAACCGTAAGTCTTTCCCTGCTCGATGCTGTTATTGCAGCCGTAGGTTTAAGTCATGGTGTGCTTCGTAACCTAAAAGATAAAATCGAGAGTAGCGGAGGTAGCATCAGTGATAGGCACGAGAAGGGTTTTGATGGCACATGGATGGCTTTAAGAATAATCGTAGATGAACTTGGCGAAAGCAAAGATCTTAACAAAGATCTTCTAGATATGGTTAAGCGTCACGTTTAAAAGGAACTTTATGAAAAAGTATTGGACACACAAGACTAAGTTTAAAAGAAAGTTTTTTATGGGATTTTATTCTAAATCGCTAGGCGAGCGGATCTTTAATTTAAAAGAGATGGGTGGCAAAAGAGTGCTTACGTTTGAGTCGTGGCAGATGGCAAAAAGCATGGGTTGGGCTAAATGCGTATAGACAATGGGTTTATGGCGGTTATGTTTTTCGTCTTTGGTGTGATTATTTTACTTGTTACTTTACACGTATCTTTAAATCTTAACTACAGAAATGAAATTATTAAAATGTGCATAGCTGGCTATGAGCCAGCTTGTGCGATTGTCGAAAGGGATAAGTTATTATGACAAGCAATTATGACATAGATATTCGTGAAAATAAGGACTTGATTGATGTTTTAAATAACTTTCAACAAGGAGTAAAAGTGTCAGCAGAAACATACAGAGGTAGAGAGGTATTGATAGCGTTGGCCAGTGGTTTGAAGTTGAAAACTTCACGCTTTAGACCAAAAGAATTTATTTACATGGAAATTCATGGCTCTATTTTAGACGAAAATTTACAGGGCTGCGAAGTTCTTTCGGGAGTAGAATACACAGAATACATAGAACCAAAAACAAAAAAAACTTACCAACGATATTTCTACAAGTTTAAAGACTCGCCTAACGATACTATTTACACCTCGGACTGGCATGCTGTACATACACACGCTGCAAGTTCAAACTGGGAAGTGATAGAAACAGAAACGAGGGAGTTTTAAATGGGCGACAAAACATACTCAGGTAAAGAAGCATTGATTGCGTTAGTAAATGGAATGAAGTTAAGAATTTCTCACTGGGGAGAGGGTTGTTATATTTACATGAATGAATATGGCGTGATTTATACACAACTTTTAGATAAGGTCAGCCTTTCAACTTCGGTCGATTATGTACAGTATTACGAAAGCATAGAGCCAAAGCAGAAACATACTTATTACCGAGGGTTTTACAGATTAAGAAATTCACGTAATAAATGCCTTTACTGCACAGTTTGGTATGTCACAGAAAACGATATGTCGGGCTCTATAAGCTTTGATTATGAGATAGTAGAAACAGAAACGAGAGAGTTTTAAAATGCTAAAACTACAAGCTAAGGTTTATTCAAATCGTCCAATACAACGAATGGTTTTAAAGACCGAAACTGAGTACAAACTTAAAACAGATGTTTTAAAAGACTCAAGGCTTTTTAATGGGAGAGTTTAGTTTGTGGGATATATGCGAGTCAGACGGGTTATTAAAAATTACAAAGGTATAAAATGAAAATAGCTAACTTAAAATTACTTAGAGAAGGTTTATTTCTTTAACCCTTTGGAAAAAGAAATATCTGTTGAGGATATGCAGAAGATTGTAG